GAACCAGCCCTTGCTTGCGTAACCGTAAAGTCGCTGTGCAAGATTGTAGTCAGTATGTCCTTGATACGTTGCACCATAGACGGACGCTCTTGCGAAGGCTTCTTGTGCATGTGTCTCATCTCCCCAAAAGTAGCGGTCTTTGAGTGTCTCTAAAGAAAAAGTATCAAGCAGTTCTTCTCTATTATAGTCAATCTGTATCCCTAAATAATCCTGCTTGCCAATCTTTAATGTCATCTAAGTCATCCTTTTCTTTTAGTTGAGACTGCCTGTAGCTACGTGTACGTGCTTTGTTTTGTTTCTTATCTTTAGCTTTGTTCTTTTTATGGAACCTTTCTATACGCTCTGCTTTTCTATCGTAGCTGCTCACTGGGATGCCTCAACAAATAGTTCATCAAACGATCTTCATACCACTCTGCTTTACGCAAGTCTTCTATGGGCTTACCCTTGTAGCGATAGCGCCATCGGTACTTGAGAGAGTTTCCACGTAGATAACCAATGTACTCATCGTGATTAAGCATACCTTCTATTGCATCAATACACTCTATGCCGCCGCTGTTGTAGTGTTCTGGCTTGCTAACTGAGTCAAACTTTGTACTGTTGTCAGGTATGTTTTCACCAAACACTGGATGATCATTAGGTTCATTGTCATCATTATAAATATTATTCCACGTATCAGCTACGGGTGTAGCAGGTTTTTTTCTAAGTGCATTCCATTCTTCTGGCGTTGCATCATCAATACTTTTCATTGCATCTCCAAGTTAATCTTATCATTGCGTCTTCTAAACTCTTCAGTATTCCTTGCAGCCTTATCAATCCAACTGTCAGGGATACTATCCTCACTAAACCATCTGAACCCGTTAGCTGTAGCCCACTCACCGTGTGATCTTTTAGTACCATCCTTACGGCGCTTGGCTCCGGGCATAGGGGCTGATGGATTAGCGAACAAGAATACCAGTTCAGTGTTCTTAGGTAAGATCTTTTTTACCCACACATACTTGTTGTACTCTGCAAAGTCCCAGAACCTACCCTTAGATTCAAGAAGGATCTTCTTCCTGCCTATCTTCCTAACAAAGTCAGGCTCATACTTATGCTCAATAACATATGAAACATAGTCTGTATGATGCTCCCAATCTTTAAGGATTGATTCATGCAGCACAGCTTCCCATATAGAATCATACTTACTGCCATCAGGCTTCAAGTATTTCTTAGGTCTAGGTACTCTAGGCTTGCGCCATCCAGTTTTCTTTTTAGTACTGATGCTTTGCTACTCGCTCTAGTAGATTCATATTAATATCTTCTACAGCATGACCAAGCTTAACAAGCTTCTTAATGTTCTTACGCACCCACTTAGGGCTGTAGAAGCTAAGACGTAGGGTTTTATTTGTGTAGAAATAATCTGAAGGAGGAAGATACTGATAGATGTTAGAGGTATCTAACTTACTGTGATCTTCTTCAGGGATCAAAGTCTTCAACCACTCGACTAGAACTTTATCAGTCTGTCTGCTAATACGTTTACAAATCTTAGGACTCATGTTAACTCCTCTACTCTAGGTTCAGATACAACTTTAGTGAAGTACTTTAAACCATTTGAGTATTTAAAAGCTCTAAGACCCACACCATCATTAGCATCTGACCAACAATCATTCTTGAAGGCACAATAATTACAGCCTGTGGCTATACGCATGTTACCTTTTTTACCGTCAGGTACATCAGTATAGCAGCGGGAAGGAGGTTTGTCAACAGTGAGCATGTCTTTTAGTGTTTTTATTCTTGTACTAATGTTAGGCTTAGACAGATCCCCCGGTCTTAGTAGTGCAAGCTCACCTGACTCCTTGTTGATGGCTAGGAAACCACCCTCAGACGTTCCCTCTGCCGCCTCATAGCCTGCTAACTGAGCCATGTACCCAAAGGGATCATCTACTGCAAGCGTTCCCTCAGAGAACTTTCTGAAGGCGTAGTTGGAGGCAGTCTTTACATCAACAACTTCACCATCAATCTTACAGTCCATGTGTCCCTTGATACCATCAACTTCTACTTCTTTCTGCTCATCTGTTACCTCATGCCCAGCCATCTTTACTAGAAGAAGCAGCACCTCTTCAAGCAGATGACCGTACAGGAACTTAATGTGCATGTGTGGGTGCATAGTAGAGGGTTCATCTAAGTCTCTGCGTGACTCATACCACAACTGTCGCGCAGGCTTACCTATGTTGCTCATACGCAAGCCCTTGGACTGCTTGTGCGGCTCTGCCCAGTGGACTAGCGCAGCCTTCATACGCTCTCCAAAGTCTTCTATGAGATCGTCAGAGAACTCTAGAGGTAGACCCTGTGAAAGAGCATCCAGCTTTGCGTAGATGTCAGGTACTAGATTGTCTAGATCTTTAGAAGAGTTCAAACTGCTCTACTCCAAAGTGATCATCTAGAATAGATATAACCTGTGCTGCACTGGTCACAAACCATTCATTTCTATTCTCATATTTATCTTGAAGAATCTTGTGTGCTTTTTTCTCAGCTTTTCTACGGTCTTGTACATTGTAAAACTTTATAAGCTCATAGTCTCTGTAGGGAGAGGACGTTTGAAAATGCTTTACTCTATCTTCAGCATCAACAGCCATCCCAACCTTACACTAGCTAGGAAAAGAAGGACTATGCATAACGTATAACTGTCCCTTGCTATTTACTTTGTAATTATCTAAAGAATTAAAAGCAGCTTCAGTAAAACCCGGATACTTCCCCGGCTTAAACAGAGGGTGAGACTCATCTACTTTCTTACCACCCACATACATTTGGGTTAAAAGTTTTTTCTTTTTCCTCAAATATTTATTATTCAGGGAATCGGCACTCTCTCTCTTTTTGCCGCCTGTTACGCCATCTTCAGGGTAGTAGTACCACCACTTACCATCAATAAGTTTGTAGCGTTCTTTGTCTGCTAGTGAAGTGAACGGAAATTCTATCATCATGTTTTTACTCCATTCCTCAGTGAGTTTCTGACCAGTTTCTTCCGACATTGTATTCCCCGTCTAGTGGACAGTTGAGTGATAAGTGTTTACCTGCGGCTATGATAGCAGCAACACCCAGCATACCTACCTGCTCTGCGTGTGCTTCCAAAGCCTCTACCTGCCATTCATCGTGTACATTACAAACAAACTTAGCATCTAGCTTATTGTTTGATAAAGCCTTGTCAAACATTACCAAGGCTTGCTTCATAACAATAGCACCCGCACCCTGTAGCAGAGTGTTAAGTGCTGAGTGTTCTGAACGTACAAACAGCTTGCGCCCATCTAACCCCTTGAGGTAGCCTCTTGTTGACGCTCTTGCAACCTTGTTTTTAAGAGCAGTGAATGATGGTAGATTATCGAAGAAAGATTGTCTAAGTCCTGCACCAGTGTCTCTACCTCCTCCTGCCACACTGCCAAGCTTTTCATCTCCTGCTCCGTATAAGAGGGCATAGATGAATGTCTTAGCCTGATTTCTTGATTCAAGTCCCGCAAGTCTTTGATTAGCTGTGTGGACATCACCGTTAATGATTTCATTTGTATAGTCCTCATCTTCCATATAGTGTGCAAGCATTCGTAACTCAAGACCACTAGCGTCTATACCTACCAGCTTATAACCCTTGGGTACAGTCCATACTGCTCTGCACTCTTTACCGTAGGGTGAGTTAGAGCTAGGTACTTGTGCCATGTTAGGTTCACGGTGGGTCATGCGGCCTGTGATAGTACCGTTAGGTATTACATAGCCATGTACTCTACCGTCTTCTTTCACAGCGTTGATCCAAGACTTAATCTGTGCCTCACGCTTTTGATACATCAGGTAGTCTTTTATAAGCTCTGCCTGTGGTATGTCGTTTATAAGCGACAAAGTTTTCTCATTCACAATAGGTCTACCGTTAACAGTAAACTCCGTAGGCTTCCAACCAAACTCAATCAGGTACTCTCCTACCTGCTTACGTGAGCCTATGTTGAAGTCAACCTGAGTTATCCTAGTCGTTGTGAATGCTGCTGGTTTAGATAGCTCCTCATACTCCTCATCTCTAAGCCTGACTCCCGGCCCATTGAAGGTATCCCAGCTACCTGTCTTTGACAAGCCGCCAGACTTCTTCTCCCTGCGGTAGATGATACGCTCATCCATCTTAGGTTTAAAAACCTTAGCAACCTCTGATTCTTTGTCAGCCATGTTCTCACGCATTAGAGCGAGTAACATTGTCGCTGCGTACTCATCAAAGTAAAAGCCTGTGCGCTCTTGATCCTTGAGGATACTAGCCACATCAGTTTCTAAGGCCATAGATCTAGGATCAAAGCCTACGCCTTCGCGTTGCAAGTCTTTGTAGACCTTCACATTCAAGGCAACATCACGCTTACAGTAGGTCATCATCTCAGGGCTGTAACAATCAAACTCCTTGAAGTCTATCTTGCCAAGTCCTAGCTTCTGCCCCCACACTGCTAGGCTGTGACCGCCTTCACGTACTGGGTTAAAGAGCCGGGAAAGCACCAGCGTATCTATTAGTTTCTGTTCGCCTAGTTTAAATGAGGTGAGATCTTCAAGCACTGGTATGTCAAAGCCAATGATGTTGTGTCCTGAGAGTTGTGAGGCTTTGTTAAGAAGCTCTACTCCCTGTTCAATATCATCAGGCCCAAACGCCCAGACCTCTCCTGTATCTACCTCTTGTGCTACTAGACACCATATCTTTGTGGCATCTAAGCCATCAGTTTCTATGTCAAATAGTATCTTCATTCAAAGGCTAACCCTGTCTCTTCTTCAAAGGTTATGTCAGTATCATCAACCTCGTTGAGTCTACCAGTATCCTTGTCATACTGTAGATAGGTAGCGATCCCGACATCCCCTGTGTATCTAGACTTCAAGATACGCACACGGGTAGTGGATGCTACCACAGGATCATCAGCTTGCTGGTTTCTTTCTAAGGTTATAACACAGTCCGATAGCTGTGCGATAGATTGACTGCCCCTGAGATGGCTCAGATCTGTCTCTGCGCCCTTTTCATGGCCCTTGTTACCGTCTATACGTCTTAGGTGAGAAACCAGTATAAGCCCTGCTCCTGTCTCCTCTGCGAGGCTGCGGAGCCTAGTCATAATGGAGTCAATAGATCGACGTTCATCGCCTTCTAAGGTGGCAGACACCATCATGTGTAGGTGATCTATAACAACCCACTTACACTCGCAGCCCACGATCATATAGCGAAGCTTAGAAAAGATGCCATCAATATCATTGGAGCCAAAGTGTGCGTGTATCCACACCCTGTCGTTGTTGTCATTGTCTATAAAGAGATCATCAAAAAGAATGTCTAGTTCTTCTTTTGAGTGTTCTTCCCTGATTCGATCAATGTGTAGTTTAGCGTTGGCCTCAATAGATAGTATACCATCCACTGTGCGAGTCCAGTCTTCCTCCAAGGCGACGATGCCTATGTTGTCTTCTGTCTGCTTTATAAGCCAGTGTTCTAGTTCGCGTGTAACAGCAGTCTTACCTAAGCCTGTGCCTCCTGCAACAAGAACCAACTCACCTGTGCGTAAGCCCTCAAGCTTTTTGTTAAGCCCTTCCCAAGGATAAGGAATAGCTTTCTTCTTTACACGATTGTGATACTTGTCCTTATTCTCACTGACATTCATCACACCACTAGGCGTATAAGTCTTAGCATTCCACCAAGAATTAACATAAGACCCATGCTGATTCTTACGCAACATATCATTGGCATCTTTATGACCATCAGGCATGACCATAATCTTAGCCTTGTTAGGCTTGAGCAGACGCGCAACCTTCTTTGCTGCTTCCTGTCCGGGCTTGTCGGCATCAAAGCAGATCACGATGTTGTCAAACTTCTCAAGGAATTCTATCTGAGATTTGACATCCTTCTCTGCACCCTGCGCTCCATTCTTAACAGATACCACAGGCCACTTAGAACCAAGCAACTCGTAAGCTGCCATAGCATCGCACTCACCCTCAGTAATGGTGATGTACTTACCACCCTTATCACCGACAGTGTGTTGTCCAAACAAGCCACACTCTGAGATAGGGCCAGAGGCTGTGAAGCCTTTGTCATTAACAAACCTAGTCTTGTATGCGACCTCCTCAGATCCATTGTAGTATGGGTAGAAGTGTCGGGATACTTCATTGCTTGAGTTTACTACTGATCTAACACCATATTTCTTTGCGGTTGTCAGAGATATTCCTCTGTCATGCAAAGCATTAAAGTCTCCTTCAGTTATTGCGACATTATCTTTTACAAGTTTTGGGGCTTGTATCATTTCTCCCCCTTCGTAAGTATAAAATGTTCCACAAGAAAAGCACTTGGCAGTGCCGTCCTCATTGATGCTTGCCCCGTCACTGCTATTGCATACTGAACAGGGCTTGTGAGTTTCTATAAAAGACATTTAAGTCTCCATAAAAGTAAGGGGCCTTGCAGCCCCCTCAGTTTAGTCCATAGAGTCCAATGGCTCTGGCTTCTCCTCCACCACTAGCATCTCTTCAGTTAACTGACTAGCTACAGCAGAATTAAATCCCCTGAGAGCCATGTCAAGTTTAGCCACAGTCTTTTGTGCCGCTCTCAACTCTTTGTCTGTCTCCAGCAAAAGATTGAATGCAAGCTTACCCTCATCCGTAAATTTCTCTACGGCATAGGTTCCATCGTCGGCTGTAAAAGTCCAGCCCTTAGCTTCTTCACTCATAATAGATCCTCTAAAATGCTAGTGCAGCTTCGCCAGCAGCACCCTGACCATACTCAACAAGATCCAAGATCTGTACGTTCTCAAGGATTGCACGTTTGTACTGCTTGTTAGGGCCGTACACGGCTGAACGCCACTGCACTGCAACCTTTGAGCCGTTACCAATCTGCACATCAATCTCATTCTTGTCAGTGTCAACAAGCTTAGGCACAGGGTTCTTCTCACCCTTACCGTTTACTTCCCACTGATAGAAATGAATCACTGGATCTTCAGTGTACTTGGAACGCCCAGCAGCCTTGATACCGACGTTAAAGCCAGCAGAAATGAACTGCTCATAGACTTCATCCGATACCGCTAGGTTAATCTCATACCCATTGCGATCACCGCTGAAGTTAGGGACAGGTACTTTTACATGGGGATAAAATGCTTCTCCAGTTAACACCTGTGGGATACCATCAATCATACGCATAAAGTTTCTCCTTTGTTAGCGTGTGTAAAAGACTAGCACGGATGAGGTGCTTGGTCAAGAAAAAATTCAGCTATAACACATTCAAGGTCAGCGTCTATACCATCCTCTACCTCCAAGCAGTGTCGGCCTTTGCCATAATAGTCAAGCTTCAGATCATATGTGGACTTGTTAGTGTACAACATCCCAATGATATTCGATCTCTTTAATGCCTCAAAATCTTCTGAGGTTACTTCAAATAACATCAGCCATCTCCAAGTTCATCAACAAACTCAACAAACAATGCAGTAAGATCATCGTCACGTATCCTCCAAGAACCTACCTCAGAGCAACGATCTTCAACAAAAGATATAAACTTAATCTTTAACCTACCTGAAGGTGGGCTTGCGCCTATACGCAGAGCAAACAACTGACACCACCAATCATCAACCTCACTACAGAACTCCATTCTAGTGTCTACAGCACTCATTTTAAATTATCTCCTTTCAAAACTTAAAAATATTTTATCACAAATTTTCAAGCATGTCGGAAAAAGAATCATCTCCCGATGAAAAAAGTTCAGACATATCCCTCTGCCTTCTCTCTTCTCTAATGCCTTCCTCAAAATCCTCAAGCTCCCCGGTGTAGTAGTAGTATTCTTCTTCTGGTTCCATGTTATCCTCCGTTTTATAAACTATCACTGTACTCCTCCTTCGACACTTCTAAGTAGTTCTCAATAAAACCTACGCAAAAGTCATCACCATACTTCATGCACAGATTTAGTGCGTCTTCTCTGACATCATCTGTTACCTCTTCACCCTCATAGTACACATCCGTATACAGGAGAATGTGATTACATAAATCAATTATGTCACGCATCATACACGCCTCAGTATACCCACTACAATAGGCAGAGTAGTGTCCATCTCTTCAGCTATCTCAGCGTAGGTAAGCCCCTGCGCCCTCCAATAGATAGCATCAGATACCCTTTTAGGTGGCGGCTCAGTAGCACCAGTAGGCCAGTACTTGTTGATAAAAATATCATCAAGCTTTTCTTGAGCCTTGATAGCCCTATAGAATGTGTCACTCATCTTCACTCTCCAACTTCTCAATCACCCACTCTAATCTCTGTACAAAAGTAGACACAACAAGACGCACCACATCATGCGGGTTAGTCTCAGAGGTTTTCTTTATGTATTGGTGTAGAGTCTTTAGCTCATCCAAAGCCATCTCATGGTTAGTCATACAGCCCTTCTCACATTGGTGCGGCCCTTCTTATCAGTGATATAGAAGAAGCCTCCACGCTCATGGTGAGGAAAGTACCATGACCTTTTGCCAAAGTGAATGCCTGTGTAGCATCGACCTTCATTAAAGCCATAGCGCGTCTTGAATTTTCTTACTCTATAAATCATTTTAGATCTCCATTATCCCTGTTATCTCTGTATCAATCAAGTCTGGTGAGGG